ATACTGCTGAAGAAGCAGCTAAGTTGTTGCAAGCAAATGTCTTTGCAACTGACCCTGACTATGCCAAAAAGATTATGCAAATAATCAGAGATGCAAAACGTAATCCACCACTATTTTAGATATGACAGATTCAGCGATTTCTAACCAGTTTAGAGATAAAAATACTTTTGAAGAAGATCAAAGCCTTATAGATTTTGATACTACATATAGCTTAAGTGACACTATTAATAATTTTTATATAGATGAAAATGATCCTATAGATTTTAACTTTGAAGAAATAAATAAAACTAGAAAAACCTTTGCAAGCTTAACAGAACCACCAAAAGAAAAACAAAATTTAAAAGGTTTAGCTAAAGGTTTAGGTCTTGAGATAGGTGTTGGTCTTGGTGCTGATGCTTTACTTGCACCTTTATTAGGACTTGGCCCTGTTGGTATCGCAGCTTTTGGTGGAGGTCAATTTAGTGCTGGTTACTTTGCAAACATACAAGCACAAAAATTAAGAGGAGTAAAACAAATAAGTCAGGCAGAAGCTATATCTGCTGGTCTATTTCAAATAATACCTTTTGGTTCTACAGCAAAAATAGGTAAAGGTGGACTTAAAAAAGCTGCCATGCAAGGTGCTGGCTTTGCTACAGGTGAAACTTTTGTTAGAGATTTATTAGGAGATGATGTAAGTCGTGATGAATATTTGGCAAGTATAGGTTTAGGTGGTGCTTTTGGTGTTGGCTTTAAAGGTTCTATAGATGGATTAGGTTCTATATTTAAAAAAATTAAAGATAAAACACCAGCAGAAGCAGATAAACTTTTAACTAAGAAAGATAAAAAAATTATTGATGAAGCTGTAGATAATTTAGATCAAGTAGGCAAGAAACAACAAACAGACTTACAGAATAAAGGAGTAAATATTGACAAGAAGAATCAAGTTGTTACAAGACCTTTTGTAATGCCTAATCAGTTCAAGAGAACTAAGCCTAATTATGGTAGTGCTTCTATAGTTTTTGAATCTGATTTTGATAAGCTTGCTTGGTCTTTAAGACTTGGTAAAAAAAATCCACCACAGAAAGAACAAGAAATGCTGCAAGCCTTTATATCACAAGGCTTTACAGAAAAAGAAGTAAGGCTACATGGTGCAAATATACATAAAAAAATTAAAGGTATTGTTACTGAAAAGACAGGAAGTGCAACTGCATCTCCTAGTAATACAAAAGGTTTGACTATTGAAGTACCAGCAGATGCTAAGTATGCAGGTGAAGTACAAACAACACTTAATAAGTTAGATAGTAAAAAACAAGACTTAGGAGATACAACTAAAAATCCACAACAAATATCTTTTATAAAAAGTTTAAAACCAAAACAACGAAAACTAATACAAGAAATGACAAAAGTTTTAAAAGATGCTGATGTTTTTACTGGTCCTAAAAGTCAAATACAAACTAAACTAGAAGGTTTGGGTATGTTTGATGAAGGTGTCGTTAAACGATCTAATACAAAATTTATAAAAGAATATGGTCAAATTTATGCAAAACTTTATAATTTAGTTCCTAGTGATTCTTTAAATTATGCAATAACTCAAACTATTACATTACAGACAGAAGAAGTTGCCAATGTCAATAAAAAATTGATAGAAGCAATAAAAACAAAAAATACAGGATTAATTGATAAAACAATAGATGAATTAGATGAATCGCTTTTAGATGTTGAAGAATGGTTAACTTTAGGTTTACCATTACGCACACAGTCAGCAAGAACAACAGCTTCACTTGGCATGAAGCCTGAGTCTGGTATTGAAGGTAAGACTGTTGATGAAGTAATGAATTTAACACCAGCAGAGAAATCAGCTTTGACAGAAAAGCAGCCTGATATAGAAATGGACTTAAATGAAAGTATTTTACGGAATGAAAAATTCAGAACAGATTTAAAAGATGCCTTAAAAGAAGCAACAGAAACAGATGACTATTCTGAATTAATTAAATTAACGACTGATTTAGATACAGCATCAGGTAGTGTAGAAAAAATGATTGCTATAAAAAATGCTGATGCTTTTCAAATAGGTAAAAAGTTAGACAGAACAGCAAGAATATATAACGAAATTGGTATCAATGCTTTACTGTCTGGTCCTACTACACAAAAAATTAATTTATATTCTGGTGTAGCACAGACATTTTTAAAAGCTTTTAACAACTTCAGTAGTTCTTCTAACTTTACAGAGTTAGAAGCTGCTAGAAGGCATTTGTTTGCTTTATTTCAAAACTTTGATTTTGCTCTTAATGCTTGGAAAAGATCATGGGATATGGAAGATAACTTTATAAATTTAGGAAATATCAAAGGAGAAACAAGTCAAAGATATATGATTTCTTCAGATAAACCATATTTTCCTTTTAAAGCTATAGACAAATTTGGTAAGTTTATTAGATTGCCTAGTCGTTTGATGACAGCTACAGATGCTTTAGTTCAAGCACCTAACATATTAGCTGCTGCTAATTATCAAGCATATATGGAAGGAGTAAAACTTGGTAAATCAGGAGATGAATTAAATAAATATATTAAAAGTCATGTTGATGGAATTATTAGTTACTTCTTAAAAAATTCAAAAGGAGATGTAGGCAGACTTGAAATGATAGATGGTCAAGAAGTTTTTACTCCTGATGCAATAACACAAAGAATTTTAACTAGAGCAAAAGAATTTGGTAAACAAATTACATTTACACAAGATATAAGAACAGAAGATTTGTTTGGTACAGGTGCATCTAAGTTAAATAATTTAGCAGTGCAAAATCCTGTTGCTAGATTCTTTTTTACTTTTACAAGAACACCAACAAATATTATTAAAGAAGTTATGAGATATACACCTGTTATAAATAGACCAGTAAATAGAAGATTACCAAATGGAGAATATCAAAATATAAATCTTCTTAATGCTTTATTGTTGCCAGAAATGAAAACAGATTTATTAAGTGCTGACCCTTTAGTAAGAGCAAATGCAATAGGTCAAATTAGAATGGGATATGCTTTTGGATTATTGCTTGCTGGTCTTACTTTTGATGATTACTTATTTCCTAATTATGACTTAAATAAAGATCAACCACCGCATTTTAAATTAACAGGTGGTGGTCCTAATTATTTTACAAAAGAAGGTGCTGCAATGTTTATTTCTATGTATAAGAATGGTTGGCGACCTTATAGCAGGGCATACCTTAAATATGATGAAAATGGTGAACCTTTGTTTAAAAATGGTGAACCAGTATATGAATATAAAACTTATGAAAATTTACCAGACCCAATAGCTTCATTTGTAAGAATAATGGTTGATTTTACACAAGGCGGTCCTTTTGTGAAAGATAAAGAATTTGGTGAATTTACTTGTGGTTGGGCTTGTGCATCTGGTCGTAATCTTTTTAACAGAAGTTATACACAACAAGTAAACGAAGCTATAAATTTATTTTCTGAAATACCTGCTGTTGGTAAAAATGTAGACCCAGAAGACAACATACCCTATACACAAAAGAAATTTTTAGATTATGTAGGCAGACAAGTTGCTGGTAGATCAATACCTTATTCAAGTTTTTTAAGTAAATTACATAGACTACCTGCTGACTTGTTAACTGAAATGGGTTTTACAGAACAAGAAGCAAGAGAACTAGCAGAATCAAAAGGAGATTACAGTAAATTAAAATGGTTTATGAAACCAGATACAAAGACAAGGGCAGGGGATTTAGCTAACGAAAGTGTAGATTTTGGTGACGAAGAATTTAATCAAGCTAATGTTGCATTACAAGCTTTAGATAATATTTATAACAAAGCAAAAGAAATCGTACCCCTAAATCTAGGTGGCAGACTCCCCTTACAAATAGAACACGTTACTGGTGATGCAATAACTTACCCTCAAAAAGAAGGTGCAGATTTATTGTCTTTAGCAAGACATAGCACAAGTAAAAATCATAAATATTATATGGCTACTCAACTTATAGGTAGATTATTGCCAGAACCACCTGAGATAATAAGAGGTTCTAAATTTAAAGGAGTAGGTAGTAAAAACTTTGTACCAAAAAAATTAGATAAATATGAATACAATGCTTTAAAAATATATGTAAATAAAACTACATTAAGAATGGGTGGTAGAGATGTAACTTTAAAACAAGCTTTAGATAATTATTTTGATGGTACGTTTATGGGTAATGATTACAAAGCAAACAAAGCAATTATTGAAGAGGAAGGTTTAGGCTCACCCGAAGGAGAAATGGCAGCAGAAAGAATTTTTCAAACAATGAACAAGATTAATACTAAATTTACAAACAAAGGAATATTAGAATACACCCTAGATGTGATTGGCGAAAAAGAATATACTGATAGAATTAAGGCAAAGCAAAATCTACAAAAAAATTATTTTGATAGATTAACTGAAACAATGAAAGAAATGAACATTGGAACCTTTTAATTATGGCTACTAATACTGCTGCATCTTTTTCTACACCTACTGCTAATGGTACTGCTGGTCCTTTTAATATAGGTTTTACTTACCTTGCACAATCAGAAATAGATGTAACAGTTAATGGTGACTTAAAAACTCTTGGTACTCATTATATTTTTCACAGCACTACCCAAATATCTTTTACTTCTGGTAACTTTCCTACTGTTGGACAAACTATAAAATTTCAAAGAAATACCGATATATCAGCTAAAAAAGTAGACTTTCAAGATGGTTCCGTTTTAACAGAAACAGATCTTGATAATAATACCGATCAAATTTTATTTGGTTTACAAGAATTTACAGATGAATTAAATAATAATACTGTCAAAAAAGATGCTGGTCTTGCACAAATAACTGATGCTGCTGCTCTTGCTGCTTTAACAGATACTGAAGTTCAAATTCTTGATGGAGCAACAATCAGTACTTCAGAATTAAATACATTAGATGGTGTCAATAATACTCTTACTGCTTCTGAGTTAAATACACTTGATGGTATTACAGCTTCTACTGCTGAACTAAACCAGCTTACAAACAAAGAAATAGAGACTTCTTTAACAGCTAACAGTGATGCAAAGATACCAACATCAAAAGCTGTTAATGATCGTATTCTTACTGTTACTAATGCGTTAGGTGGTTTTGTTGCAATAGCAAACGAAACATCTTTTCCTTCTACACACCCTGATCCTAGTGGTAATGCTGGTACTGTAGTCTCTATCTCAGATGCAGGTGGTGTAGTCATAAATGGCAGTGGTGTTGCAACTATAGCTAATGGTGCAGGTTCTGGTAATACTGTTACGATTACAAGTTTTCCTTCAGATTTACATAGTAGAACTTTAGGTAGTGGTGTAGGTTTGCAAGTACAAACAACATCTACATTACATACTTACACTTATCATAAATCTTTAATTAAAGAATCAGATTTAGTAAATTTCAGTGCTGATCTTGATAGTTTCAGAAGTAGATATAGAGTTGTAGATACGACACCAACATCTAATAATGATGAAGGAGATTTAATTTTTAGAAAATCTGATAATAAATTACTTGTATATAACGGAACTGCTTATCAAGAAGCAAGTTCTGTTGGTAACTTTCATACAAATACCCTAAGTACTTTTAATGGTACTGGTGGAAATAGTGCAACTTTTAATGGTGTTGCATATAGATTTAATATTGACCACCCACCAGAATTAGCAGAACAATTACTTGTAAGTATAAATGGTATTATCCAAAAACCTAATAGTGGTACAAGCCAGCCAAGTGAAGGTTTTGCTCTTAGTGGATCATCAGTAATATTTAGTGCTGCACCTGCTAGTGGATCAGACTTTTTTATAATTACTATTGGTAAATCAGTAGATATTGGTAATACTAGTGATGGTGTTATTACTAATGTCAAAGTAGCTAGTGATGCAAGTATAGAAGGTACAAAAATAAATCCTAACTTTGGTAGTCAAAATATATTGACATCAGGCTTGGTAGACGGAAGAGATATATCTGCTGATGGTACAAAATTAGATGGAATAGAAAGTAACGCAATCAACGCTTCTAATACTGCAATCACAAATAAACTATCGCTTGCAGGTGGCACTTTAACTGGCACTCTTAATATACAAAATAGTACTCCTTCAATAAAATTTACAGATACTAGTGCTAATCCAAATTACTTTATTAAAAATGATAATGGATCTTTTATTATTCAAGATGCAACAGGTGACAATAATAGATTAACTATTGCTACGAATGGCGATATAACAATTACAGGAGATTTGCAAGTACAAAGGGTTGGTACAGCAACAAATAATCCTTTTCAAATTATTGTAGGTGGTTTTGTTCGTTTACATTGTGATACAAGCGGTAATATAAGAATACCGTCAGATAACAAAAAACTACAGATAGGTGCTTCTCAAGATTTAAATCTATCGCATGACGGATCATCTTCTTACATAACAAATAATACTGGTTTTTTATTCGTACAAAGTAATGATTTAGCTTTACGATCTCAAGGACAAGAAAACTTTTTAGTTGCTGCTGCTAATGGATCAGTAGAGTTATATTATGACAACGTTAAAAAGTTTGAGACTACTTCTGCTGGGGCTACTGTCACAGATGGAACATTAATTATAGATAATGATGCTGATTCACCTAATACAAGTTTTGGAGTAGCTGAAGCTTTAAGAATTGATGATAGTGGTGTAACACAAGATAGAGGATTAAGTATTTATGAATATCATCAAAGTGGTGCAAGATTTTTTAGCCTAAATTATAACCTTGAATCAACATCTAATGGTTCAGCTTATGTATATACACAAGGACTTTACTCTGGCAGCACAATGCTTCAGATTGGTGCAAATGATTTTAGGTTTTTTGTTGATGCACAAGTATCTTCTGGAAGTACAGATGCAATCACACCAACAGAACGATTTAGGATTGATACTGGTGGGGCAAGGGTTACAGGTGCTGTTTCAGCAACAGCAATTAATGTTTGTCATTTAAAATCTGATACCACTGCAAGCGTTACATCTACTGCTGCTGTTATTAATTTCAATCAAGAATCAACAACTGATACTAATAAATTTAGTCATTCTGGTGGTGAGATAACAGTATTAACAACTGGTTGGTACGCAGTAAAAGCTAATGTAACTTATCAAAGTGCTGCTTCAAGTAGAAGAAATACTATAAAAACAGAAATACAAAAAAATGGTACATCTATTACAAGTGCAGAAAAATATACTTTTATTCAGTCAGATATAAAACCAATAGCTACAGCACACGTTAATGGTGGTGGAACTGTTATCAAACAAAATGGAGGTTTTAGCAGTATTACAAGAACAAATTTTGGAAGATATACATTAAACTTTACTAATGCAATGGCTGATGATGATTATCAAGTTTTTGGTCAAATTATAGAAGGAGATACTAGAGATGATATAAAGATTCATATTGTAGATAGTCAACAAACAACATCAGATTTTGATGTAGCAATATATGAAGGAGACAACTCTAGTACTGCTGATGTTCTTAGAGATAGAGATTTTTATATACAGGTATTAGATACAAACACTGCTTGGGGTAGGTATGGACAAGCTTCTATTGATACTTTTGTTTATTTAACAGCAAATGATGTAATTAGAATAAGAACACAACAGATAGATGAAGAAGGTACAACAACAATACTTGGTGCATCTTCTGAATTTTTTGTAAAAGCTGAAGTGTAATATATAATTAAAATAAAAGCATTATGGGATTAACAGAAGCCAGTGCATTTAAAGATGGAAAGATAGTAAACGATGATGTAAACACTAGTGCTGCTATCGCAGGTACAAAAATTTCTCCTGTGTTTGGTAGTCAGAATATATCTACAAGTGGCAACTTAAGTGTTAATGGTGGACTAGTTACTATAAGTGGATCAACTGCTGCTGTTTCTTTTAATGATAATGAAGATAATCCCGATTATAGATTAGTTAATTCTGGTGGAGTTTTAAAAATAAGAGATAGTACTAATTCAGTTGATAGGTTAAAAATAAATACAGATGGTCATATTGATATAGCTGGCAATCTAGACGTTAATGGTCAGTTTAAATTATTTGATGATGACAATTCTCATAGTATAGGTTTCAAAGCACCTGCAACAGTAGCATCTAATGTACTTTTTACTTTACCTGCTACTGATGCTGCCTTTAGTGGTTATGCTTTAATTTCAGATGGTGCTGGTACATTAAGTTGGGGTGTTGCTGGCGGTGCTAGAGGTAATGCAAATAATCAAGTTTTTTGGGAAAACGATCAAACAGTTACAGGAAATTACACAATAACAAGTGGTAAAAATGCTGGTAGTTTTGGCTCAATTACGATAGCATCAAATGTAACTGTTACTATTGGTTCTGGTCAAACTTGGAGTATTGTTTAAATGAGTTCTATAAAGTTAATACATTCTGGTGGTAATTCTGTTTCAATAT